GGGGAATGACACTAAGGGCACCGCGAATGGCGTTTTGGACCTGATTGTTCCGCTCTAGGTAGGCATCCGTGTAGACGATCTGAGCAGCGGAGCCGTAGGGATTGGAATGATCCCCCAAACTCACGCCGTCGATCTCATTGAGAATGTCAAACCCAGGGAAACGATAGCCCTTGCCAAACTTCGAGAAGTCGATTTCCTTCATGTAATCAAAGTGAGAAACCTCGAGACCGTAGACGTTGAAGAACATCTCGTTGACGGCACTCTGGTCCACATCAGTGATGTAGCGCTTGAGTGTCATCCGGTGGGGGTTTTCGTCGATGATTTTGGAACCTTTCCCAGCGACGCCACGCTCGATGGAGCGGCAAACCGTGCTTAAGAGCGGGATGAAGTCGTAGTTAGCAAAGCCAACCGCGATCCCTTTCATGTGCAACGGCAATTCTGCGTCTGAGATGTCCTTTTTCATGAGGAACGTTTTCGCCAGTGTCCTTGCCGGTTTCGGACCCAGAACGCGCCGCGAGCACCCGTTCTCGGAACCAATGTTCCAAAACCGCATGCTGCAGTACTCCAAATGGTCGTAGTCCTCCGGCTCTCGAGGAACCAAATCCAATTTGTGGCCACACATCTCGCACCATTCCCGAAGGAGGTCGGCATCAATGGGATCCTTCGTGAACAGGATGTTGTCATCGCCAAGTTGGACGACGACGTAATCCTCGTAGTTGATGGATGCAAAGAAGCCAGCAAAGATGTGGAATCCACGGATCGAGTTTCCAAGAGAAGTGTTGATGACGCCGCTCGCAAACTTCCCAACGCACTTGAAACGGGCGCCTGTCTTGGTGATGCCACTCGTCTTGAGCTGTTTTGCCAACAGCTCGAGTGTGACCTCGTCAAGCCCCCATTCCTGGTATTGTTCCATTTCGCTTTGCAGCGCCTCCTCCTCGTTGTGTCCATCATAACGCGAAAAGTCACCCTCATTTGGATGGTAACCTAGATCCTCAAAATGCGATACAATCATTCCGATTTGCTCAGCATCGAGGCCGCCCGTGTAAATGAACTTCTGCTGCAAGCAAAGCTCGACAGAAGACCACTTGTTACGAACGAGGTTCTTATTCATGTCATAATAAACAGGTCCAGTCTGACTCAGATACTCATCAGTTTTTCCAGAGATCACGCGAGGGTCCATTTTCCCCCACTTCTTCCCCGTACTCCACTCAGCCTTGACGAACATCTTTGTCTTGTCGCTTATCGGTTCCCCATGTTCACGCACGTCCAACCACGCCTTCGTGACAGCAGCCCTGCGTGCTAATGGATAGCGGCTGACGAATTGCTCCATCTGCTCCGCTTCACTCAGGTTTGTCTCGTAGGTGTATTGAAACCGGTCGTTGAATGCTTGTCTGCCCGCAGCAAAACATTCGGTGCGCGATTCGGGTGTCCCAAGAATGGGCGATAATTGCCTAGATTTGCAACCAACCTCCTCATTGGTGCTGCTATTGACCGCAGGAATCCAAACGTCATCAGGCGCCGTAGTCAAACCAACCTTAAAAGATCGATGTTGGTCAACTGGCTGAGGACTGGGAATGAACTCTGCGTTCTCGGCGATCGGAATGTCTTCCTCTAGACGATGAGTCACGATTGTATCTTCGATCGATGGCAGGGCGCACGAATAATCCGAGTACTGCCCCTGGTACCAGTTGTACGCCAACATGACTGGAACAATTGGTAATCCAATGGGTACCCCGAATAACTTCGGTCCATCGAGAATGCGATCACTGATTGCGGCTTGCAAGTCACTACGTGTGTTACTTGCTCGCCACTCCCAGGTCTGCTGAAGAGATAACAATGGTTCGGCCTTCGTGAACTTGCCTACGATAATCGTCTCAGCCTTCGACTGTGCTTCCGCGTTAAATGGAATGTCTACGGTTTTCAACCAAACTGGTGTCCGTGACATTGCCTGACGCAGAATCTTGTCTGTGTAGCTGTTCGTCTTAAAGTAGTGCACGACGTAAGCCTCAAATCGTGACCATTTTTCCTCGGAACTGACCTTAGGCTTGGCCGGTTCCTTCTCCGCGTTGCGTGCGGTTTTGGCAGAAGTTTTGTCGTCAGGCGTCGGTGGCTCAGGGTCGCCCTCGGGAGGGGCACCACCTAAATGCTCAATGATTCCCGATTTCTCAGCAATCTTAGCATCAAGCTCTTCAATGGCAGCATCACGGATTTCGACTAACGCGTCAACCTCCCCAAGCACTGTCTCGAGCTCTTCCTTCTTTTTGGTTTCGACAACCTTCTTCTTGCCGG